TTTACTGGACTTTGCATATATGATGCGTTTCCGCCAACCATACCTCTTCTCAATCCAGTTAAGGGATCAATATTTCCTAATAATGCATCTATTGGTCTATTCATTACATTAACCCCAACAATCCGCCAAGCAATGCTCCATATCCACCGCCAAATCCTGCCATATTACCTAATTGTGCCCCACCTAAAGCACCGCCTAAAGCACTAGCACCCTGATTTCTAAATACTGGCTGTATTGACTGAGAGCCGACAGTTCCGCCACCAACTAATCCCATATAGTTTTGTAGCTTCTGATCGTCTATATTTTGCTCATAATTAAATCTGTTTATATTGTCCTGCAACTGAGCCATCGCATCGCTTTCTCTTGCAGATCCAACTTGTGCTAATTGCTGTGCATCTAAATTCTGATATTGCGGTGCAAGTGCAAGTGCATCCTGCTGTGCCTTATAAGCCATCGGAGCAAGAGCAGAAGTCATTGCCTGCTGATTAGCACCTGATCCATATCTGCCTGACTTTGCAAACTGAGATGTAACAGTGTCAATCGCAGGCTTGAATGCCATGCTCATTAATGGATTAGTACCCATCAAATTTTGCTGTATAACGTCTTGACTTGTTGCTGTTAGGCTATTCGGATCTAAGGCTCTATCTCTAACCATATTCAGAGCCATTTCACTTTCAGGAGCAAATCCGATAGTAGTTGAGTTCGGATAATAAGAAGGCATCTCAGACGTATATCTGTCTTTTGCTTGTGCTAAACCATATTCTAAAAATGGCTTTGCATATGAAGGCGGTTCAACCTGAGTGTTTACTGTACCTGAACTTCCGCCACCACCACCTTTTGACATATTAATATTCCTTTACTAAAACGATTGCAGTTGGTTTGTAATTTTTCAAAACTTTTTCCCAACCTTTTCTGCCTATAATTTCAACCGCTTCACATTGGTATAATATAGACCATTTTCTTATTTTTGGCTCTACGTCTAAAAGTGTTTTTAAGTTACCGCCTGCAAGCCAAAATCGTAGAGTTCTACGTTGCGGATAATCAATAATTTCGGTTATAATCGCACTGTCAGGCAATGCCCATAACTGAGCATCTCCTCTTTTTACGATATCTATTACTTCCTCATAAGTATGACTATTGTGAGCATACCGAAGAGCATCAACAATCCACTTTCTGCACCTATTAGCATTAGCCGAAAATGACGTACTCGTAGGATCTAGTGGTTGTAGCATTTGCATGATTTAATGTTGCCTGCCCTTTTTGTCTGCCAGTTACATAAATAGTCGTTGTCGAAGCATTACTAGTTGTCGGCATAAATAAAATCACACTATCTTCTCCAATACGATCATCAGATAATGTTGTTGTTGCCGAACTACTCGTTAATGTAATTGCTCCAGTTGAATTAACTTTTCCATCTAGAATATTATTTACAACTGTCGATATTGTTCGTGGCTCATCTCCGATTGGAGATAATCTTCTGTAGTTATTAACTCTTGTCATCTTCTACCTAATGGTTGACCTTCAATATCAACCCCCTGAGCAAAATCCCAAAATCCTGAAATATTCATTCTAATTCTATGAAATCGACCCTGAGATCTATGCTGAACAAAACCCTCATCTGTCAGGCTATTCGCAGTTGAAAACACGACATCATCATCTTGACGATCTCTTGCCCCAACTTGCATTGTAACTGCCCCATCTCTGAAATAAGGAACTGTCCTTGTTACCAGTGAATGTTTACCTTTATTGATTGCAAACTCTGCGGTCTCAATCGTGGCATCTAGTGGCTGACCAGTAAAAGCATATATTTTATTTAACAAGCTACCGCCAAATAGAAAGTTACCACCTTTATATAAATTACTATCTAATGGTGCAGGCAATCCTTCTAGTGTCGCACTTAAATTATCTAATCCCTCTAATGTATATCCTGCTGTATAAAATGGAGATATTAAGTCTGCTGAAACTTCAGCTATAGACCATTTACCAACAGCATAATTATACATCAATAATTTATCAGGAGTTGTTCCTGAAGTATTAGAGTTAGACACATACGACCACGCAACTATTTGGTTTTGTGGATCTACTGCACAACTCATTTTATAGTCAAAAGCACTATTAAAATCTTTGAAGAAAAACTTGTTTATTTTCTCAGCACCTATTGGTGTACTCGATTTCCCATCAAACTGATAGAAACCATCTTCCGCCAAATAAAATATAAGCCGACCTACGTTTCCAACCGATCCTGAATAAGCACAACCTCTCTGCGTTTCTACTTTGTCAATCTGGTAGATTAATGGAGTACCGACATATTGAGCAATACAAATAGCTTTTTCTAAAAGTATAGTTGCATATTCTCCGCCAACTAATCCAGTTATTGCCCCTGCATCTACAATGTCCTGAAAATCAGCTTGATCAGTTCCTACAGTCCAACTGGTTGCATCATTAATGCCTGACCATCTTGTCCTATATGGAATCCGACCTGAGCCTTCATCCAAATTGGCAATCCAAACCTGATCCCTGACAACTGCCATAAAGTCAGCTTTTGGAGCATTGGCTAAATCAGCAAAAGCGGTATCAGTTCCTAATGTAAATTCTTGAAGTGTCTCTCCAATACCACCTGAAGCGATGACACTTGTTCCAAACTGAACAAATCTCCATCTTTCACTATCAGATAGAGAATATCCGCCACCTTTTCCAATACTGGTTAAATTAGAATTTGAGGAATTAAATTCATATAATTTACTGGCATTTCCTGCAAACAACTTAACATTATCTGAATTATCTTTTGAGGCAAATATACCTTTTAAAATAGCATCGCCTGCATTTGATACAGACTGAAATCTGTTTATTGGTCTATAGCCTGAAATAGCAGGGATAACATTATTGGCAACTGTAACTCCTGCATTTTCTAAATCAGGTTGATCAGGCAACCATTCTCCAAACTTAATCATTGCTGTAACCAAACCTCACTTCCAACATTTTGAGTTGTCCATACTTCTGAACCAATATTTTGTATTGTCCATGTCTCAGATCCATCTTCAATCTCAGACCAATCTTCACCAACAATCTTTGCTGTGGCAGTTATGCTTGCTGAACTCTCAGGACTTGCAGAAACATTTACCTCAAAATTAGGAGTAGATGTTACACTCGCCTCAGTTGATATTGCACCAGTAATTAAAACAACTACATTTGCAGTTGCAGATATTGAGGCACTTGTTGCAACACTCGCAGAAGGCTGTTGCACCCTGATTGCTGATCCTGAGATCGTGGCACTTGTGCTTATACTCGCACCAAATCCAACTGTATAATTAGCTGTGGCTGATATAGATCCAACCGAAGCAGTCGTTGCCCCCATAGTTCTAATTCTAGTAGGGGTTGATGTAACTGAAGCGGTTGTCGCAATACTTGCAGAAGCAGTCCTGATCTTAACAGCACTTGCACTCGTACTTGCACTGGTCGAGACAGATCCTTCAATTAATATTGAAAATTGTATCTCAGCACTTACTGAAGCTGAAGTTGATATACTAGCAACAAAATTCTTTACTGCAAAACTAGATATACTTTCAAGGCTTACCGCAGGAAGGCTGTCTAAGTTTCCCCACGCATCTAATTGTTCAAGTGTAGGATTTGACCAATCAACTTTTAGTAAATCTTGAAAACCTATAACATCTACATTTAAAGTTCCTAAACTATCGATGTTACCAAAGCTGTCTAATTGCTCTAATGTATACTCATCAAATGTGCCTGATATTTCATCAAGTGGAGTTGTAATCTGATCTAGATTTGGAATGCCTACTGCCATAATAAAGCCTTAAATTATGTAGCAGAAATTGTTAAAGAACCACTTGCTACTTTTAATATATCTCCAGTTGCGATTGCTTTTGATGCTGAAAATGCACCATGAAATAAAAGGTTGCCTGAACTACTGGCATCGTAAATTCCAAAATGAGAAACTGTACCCCATGAACCAGTTGCACTATTAAATTCAACTGCACTATTATTTGCTATTGATCC